GATGTGATCGACAGGAGCGCGGCCTGATTTTAACGCTTGCTTAATAGTTTGATTTGCTCCGATGTCGCTTAATCCCGCCAATGGTGCAAGAACAGGAGTCCGACCTAACCCACTAATAAGCATGTCAGCGATCTTACTTGCAGTGTTAGAGTAATTAACCGCACCGGCTGGTTTGTTTGTAGCCTTAGCAACGCCAACCTCAAAGGCTTTAAGCTGTGACATTTGTTCGGGTGTAAGAATAGCCTCTAAAGATGCTTTGTTTTTCTTTATGCCGTTTGTTAATTTAGCGCCGCTAAAGAACCCTAAGTCACCTACCGGGACATTTGGGTT